CGAATCTACATGAAAATTCTGGTATGCGAACCCGGCAAGCGCCCCTACGTCAAGGACATCGAACACACCCTTGAGAACCTTCAGGCGGAGGTGGATGGCTACATTCAGGCCTTGTATCCGAGCGAAACCGACAACATCGCCGTTGTGTGCAACGAGGAGGGGCTGTTCCGCGATGACCTTGCATGGAACAGAACGGTTGAGAAATACGGCCCGATCAAAGGTACCTTCTTCGTCTGCGGACTGGGCTTCGAGGATTTCACAGGGCTGACCGATGAGCAGATCGAAAAGTACAAGGCAATCTTCTGGGAGCCTGAAATCTTCATCCCGACACCGAATGGCATGGTGGTGCTGCACATTATTGACTAAAACAAAGGCGGGGCTGCCCTTCACCGGGCAGCCGAATGCCGAAAGGAGAAAATACATGGATATCATTTACACGTTTGAACAGATGGATCGCAAAATCTACGAACGCAAGAGCAACGGTCAGAAGTCGGGCTACAGCCTCGGTGCAAGGAAGGCACTGTGGAACTACAAGGACAGCCGCCGTCACAACAGCAGCAAGTACGAAGTGACCGACCTGCCGAACGAGGGCGACATGGAGGATTTTCTTAACACGCTCCGCATTGCCAATATCACAACCATTGTGGTAACGGCAAAAACCACAGTTCTGATTGAAGCACTGCATCAGATGAGACGGCTCGGCTGTACGGTGTATGGGCTTGATTCCATTACCCGCAACGACAACGACTATCATGTCATGGACGACTACGAGGTCGAAGGCATCCGCGTAATGCTCTGACCGCATCAGGGGCAGGGCTTCGGCTCTGCTCCGCGCCTTCGGGCGGCGGCATAATATGTACAACAATCAGCGAAAAATCGCCTTGCACATTCTGGTAGTTTAGCCGCTTGCTATTCCGGGGAGATCATGGTAATATGTGACACAACGGAAGGGCAAACGCCCCGCCGAATAAAACAAACGGAGGATTCCACCATGAACTTTTTTGAAACCGAACTGAAGAAGATGACCGCAAAGGTCACCGCCATGAAGAACCCCAAGCTGGTCGGAAGCGCCTGCATCGCCCGCCTGACCGACACCACCACGGTGAAGGTCGAGTTCGCAAGATGCATCGAGGCGGACCGCCGCTACGGCATCCTGATCACGGTGCTGAACCGCACCGAGGGCAAGATCGACAGCCTGACGGTGAAGTTCGAGGACCTTTGGGGCAAGCACGACGGGCTTTACGTCTGGACGGCTTACAATGACCCCAAGTGGTACGGCTACCGCCCAACCGCAGCGGACTACACCAAAACGGCAAAGGCGATCAGCGACTACCTTGAAAACTTCGCAGGCTGAGAAAACGAGCCGCCCTTCTCCGGAGGGGCGGCATCCACCGAAAGGAGCGCATACATGGATACCGAAATCCAGAAGGCATTGGAGCAGATCGCAATGGAAGAAAGCCTTGTGCTTGCTGAGCGCGGCGGGCTGGACTTCCGGGGCATTGATGCGGATACCACCGAGGTCAGCATAATGACGCTCCGCATGATGCTGGCAAGAGCCTACGAGCTGGGCAGAAACAGCAAGCCCTGACTTGCGCCACGTTCGCCTGTGTGGTGGCTTACGGCTTTCCTGCGGATCACTTGCCCTGAGATAAAAGCCGCCCACACTGCGCGTTCTGGCGCAATTTACCGCAAGCTATAATGTACACAATTCAGTGCAAAAAACAGCCGGTATGATCGTGATTACTCACGCTTGATAATGTGCGAAAAAAGAGTTATAGTGTGTACAACGGAACGGGAAACCGAACCGAAAACAACGAAAAACGGAGGAAATCTACATGAACGAGAACACTACAAAGTGCGGCGAAGCCGAGAATCTGGAACTGACCGATGCGCAAGCAGACCGCAACGATGACATCTACGAGGCAGCCTTTGAATTCTGCAAGGTGCTGACCGAGAACCCCGACCTCGAATGGGACATGGCATTCCTCGGTGAGATCGCCGACCTTGCCGCGGGCATCATGACCGAGCAGGGACACAAGGTACGGTTCCCCAGCGTGGTCACCGAGGAGGACGGCACACAGTACATCGAGGAGTACTACGGCGGCTGATTGCCAAAACGGAGCAGTCCTTCTGCGGAGGGGCTGTTCCGCGCCACGTTCGCCTGTGTCGCGGCTTTTGAGGCTCCTGCGGATAACTTGCCCCACACTGAAAGCCGCCCACACAGGGCGACTGTGCGCCTTCTGGGGAAAGGCATAATATGTACAACAAACGCCGAAAAATCGCCCTGCACATTCTGGCAGTTTAGCCGCTTGATATATCCGCCGACCTATGGTAATATGGGTACAACGGAAGGGCAAAGCCTACCGAAAACTACGAAAGAACGAGGTAAACACTATGTGGACACACGGCACGATCAACTACAACGGGAGGGAATACCGCTACAGCGTGAAGCACTTCGAGGAGCCCAGCGAGTTCGGCTACAAGGAGGGCAGAGCCTCGAAGATCTGGATTGAGCGCAACGGCGAGACGGTTTTCAACTACGACCGGGGCATGGATGTCAGGGCGGCTGACAAGGACACCAAGGCAGTCCTTCGGATGCTCCTCGACAAGTTCAACTGAACAAAACGGACGGCGGGCGGCAGCACAAAGCCGCCCCATCGCCCCACGGCAAGGAGGTGAAGCGGATGGGAGCAATCAGCGAGTTATACCGGGGCAGAATCAGCGCACCTACAGATATCAAGGTCAGGGCGGACGATTACGACAACCTGAACGGGCGCGCGGAAGATCTGCACAATCAGATCGCTGACGGAATGAAAGCGGATACTGCGGAAGCATTCGAGGCATTGATCGACCTTCACCGACAGATGGAATCGATCACCTCAGAGGACAGCTACACGAGAGGCTTTCGTGACGGCGCAAGGCTGATGCTGGATATGCTGAACGGATAAATTCATGGTGGTTTTATACATAGGAGAGGCTTGCAGCATGCAGGTCTTTTCTTTATGCAGATTTTTTGAGGAAGGAGTGATGCGGATGGCTCAGAGAGGCAGAAAACCAAAGCCGACAGCGATCAAAGAGCTGGAAGGAAATCCGGGCAAGCGTCCGCTGAATGATGCAGAGCCGAAGCCGGAACGCAAAGCGCCGCCTTGTCCGAAGTGGTTGGAGCCGGAAGCGAAAAAGGAATGGCGCAGGCTGTCTAAACAGCTCGAACAGATCGGTGTGCTAACCGAGGTCGATCAGGCGGCATTCGCATCGTACTGTCAGGCATACGCCCGTTGGAAGGAAGCCGAGGAATTTATGACGCAGCACGGTACGATTGTAAAAACGAAGTCCGGCTACTGGCAGCAGGTTCCGCAGGTGTCCATTGCTCAGACCTATCTGAAAATCATGAATAAGATCGCAGAGCAGTTCGGTCTGACTCCGGCGGCAAGAAGCCGTATCACAGCCGGTGCGGATATGAAAAACGCTGCCGTTGACGATATGGATGAATTGCTCGGAGGTGGCTGATGGCAGGAACGGCAAGGGCGCGGGAGCGCCCGAAAAACTATCCGAAGCTGAAGAACTACCAGCCGACACGCTTCATGCTGCCGGAATCGCACTACGATGCGGCGAAGGCGGACAGGGCTGTGCGCTTCATTGAAAACCTGTGCCATACCAAAGGCAGATGGGCGGGAAAGCCGTTCTGGTTATTGCCGTGGCAGGAACAGATCATTCGTGACATTTTTGGCATCGTCAAAGAGGATGATACGAGGCAATTCCGCACAGCCTATGTCGAAATTCCAAAGAAAAATGGAAAGCAGCTCGCTCTGGATACGCCTATTCCGACTCCGCAGGGATTCACCAATATGGGCGATCTGAAGGTCGGAGATACTGTATTTGATGAGAACGGAAATCCGTGCCATGTGGTTGCGAAAAGCCCTGTGGATGATACAGAGCAAGCCTACAAGCTGACCTTCAAAGACGGCACTTCGATCATCGCCGGAGAACGGCATCTGTGGAACTGTCAGTATATTTACGGCAAGTGCAAAGATGTCCTCTGGACAACCGGTGAGATCTATCGCAGGACTTCGGAATACAGACAGCGTTTTTCCGACAGACCGCAGTCAAAGCGGGATTCCCTTATCCGAATTCCGGTATGCGGTGTCCTTCAGACAAAGGCGGCAGATTTACCGATTGATCCATATCTGTACGGCTACTGGCTCGGAAACGGCAATGCCACCAAGCCGGAGATTACTGTTCGGACGGAGGATGTCGAGGACATCATCTCGAATATTCCGTATAAGGTACACAACCGTTATCCGCAGAAATGCGGCGGCAGTGAGATCATAAAGTACAGTGAACTGAAGGCGGTCCTGCTTGACAGCTTCCGTGAAAAAAAGATCCGACCGGAATATCTGAGAGCATCCACAGAGCAGCGGTGGGCATTGCTGCAAGGTCTGATGGATTCGGACGGCTGTATCGGCGAACGAAAGGGGCAAAGTGTGTATGTCACAACACTGCGAGAACTGGCGCTTTCCGTCAGAGAACTGCTGTGGTCGCTCGGTATCAAAAATGCAGTGAAATGTGAGCCTTCTACTCGGCATGGGTGGCCGACCGGAGAGATTTTGTATATCGTCCGGTTTACTACCTTTGACGATCAGCCGACATCAAGACTGAAACGAAAGTACACACGCACACGGGCGCGGGTGGAAGAAACTCGCTCCTGTTTTCATTATTTACTGGACATTCAGCCTGTGGATCATCCTGTGAAAATGCAGTGCATTCAGGTGGACAGTCCGAGCCACCAATATCTTGCAGGAACATCGTTTATGCCTACGCACAACAGTGAGCTTGCGGCGGCAATTGCACTGTATCTGCTTTACGCCGACAATGAGCCTTCCGCTGAGGTCTATGGTGCAGCCGCCGACCGACAGCAGGCATCCATCGTATTCGATGTAGCAAAGCGAATGGTGGAAATGACACCGGCGCTCCTGAAACGCTCCAAGATCATGGCGGCGACAAAACGGCTGGTGAACTACAGCAATGTGGGATTCTATCAGGTGCTTTCAGCAGAAGTCGGTACAAAACACGGACTGAATGTATCCGGTCTGGTTTTGGATGAACTTCATGCCCAGCCGAACCGCAGCCTTGTGGATGTTCTGACAAAGGGATCCGGCGATGCCCGTACTCAGCCGCTGTACTTCCTGATTACAACCGCCGGCACTGACCGCAACAGCATCTGCTACGAGTATCACACCAAAGCAAAAGACATTCTCGATGGACGGCGTATTGATCCGTCCTTTTATCCGGTCATCTACGGACTGAATGACGGCGATGACTGGAATGCCGAGGAATCTTGGTACAAGGCAAATCCATCGCTCGGATACACAATCACCATTGACCGAGTGCGTGATGCCCACCGTGAAGCACTGACGAATCCTGCGGAAGAAAATGTATTCCGTCAGCTACGTCTTGATCAGTGGGTTGGTAGCATCGTTGCATGGATTCCGGAGCATATCTACGACAGGGGCAATCTTCCTATCGACCTTGAAAAACTGCGGGGACGGGAATGCTACGCAGGTCTTGACCTGTCCAGCACATCGGACATCACGGCATTTGTGCTGGTGTTCCCTCCGCTGCATGACGGCGAGAAATACATCGTTGTCCCGCACTTCTGGCTGCCAAGAGAAACGCTTGATTTGCGAGTGCGCCGAGACCATGTTCCCTACGATGTATGGGAGCGCATGGGATTATTTCATATCACCGAGGGCAATGTGGTCGATTATAATTTCGTGCGGAAAACGATCAACGAGCTGCACACGATGTACAACATCAAGGAAATTGCTGCCGACCGCTGGAATGCCACACAGCTTATCACCGACCTTGAGGGTGACGGCTTTACCGTTGTTCCGATGGGCATGGGCTTCAAGGATATGTCCCCGCCGATGAAAGAACTGTACAAGCTCATTCTCGAAGGGCAGTTTATACACGGCGGCAACCCTGTCCTGCGCTGGATGGCGGGCAATGTGGTTGCTGAAATTGATGCGGCGGAGAACATCAAACCGAGTAAAAAGAAATCGACAGAAAAGATTGACGGCATTGTGGCTTGGATCATGGCACTTGACAGATGTATCCGTCACGAAATGCAGGGATCTGTATATGATGAACCCGACCATGATCTTGTGGTCATCTGACAGGAGGTAATGTTTATGGGCTTTTTGAGCTGGCTTGGCATCAACAAGCCAAGAGACGCGCCGATGCTGCCGGATATTCAGGACAATGTCCGAGATTCAGGAAACCTGTTCGTATTCGGCATGACGCACAGCGGAGAACGTGTGGATGAGCGCACCGCAATGCAGATTGTGACCGTTTATGCCTGCGTGAGACTGCTTTCCAATACGATTGCAGGACTACCGCTGCACCTATACAGATACACCGGCGAGGGCGAGGATAAGGAACTGGCGACCGACCATCCGCTGTACAAAATCCTATACCGGCAGCCAAATCCCGAAATGAGTTCATTTTCATTCTGGGAGACACTGATGTGTCATTTGCTGCTTTGGGGAAATGCGTATGCACAAATCGTCCGTGACGGCAAGAATGGTATCCTCGGTCTGTATCCGCTGTTGCCGGAAAATGTGGAAATCGACCGTGATCCGAAAAGCGGCGACCTCATTTACACCTATCACGCTTACACCGATGAAAAACCGGGCGAGCATGACAAGGACATTATTTTTCGCAGGGATGAAATTCTGCACATCCCCGGTCTGGGCTTCAATGGACTGGTCGGATTCTCACCGATAGCAATGATGAAAAATGCGCTCGGTGCTGTCATGGCTGTAGAGCGATACGGCAGCGCCTTCTTCAAAAACGGAGCGCAGCCTGCCGGAGTCCTCGAACATCCGGGCGTGCTGAAGGATCCGCAGAAGATCCGCGACAACTGGACAAAGGCATACGGCGGCGCACGGAACGCACACCGCATCGCAGTCCTCGAAGAAGGTATGCAGTATAAGCCGATCTCCCTGCCGCCGGAGGATTCGCAGTTTTTATCTACCCGCGAGTTCGATGTGGAGGAAATCTGCCGTATGTTTCAGGTTCCGCCACATCTGGTGCAGGATTTGAAACGCAGCACCTTCAATAACATTGAGCATCAGGGCATCG